TCGATGATCTGAGCCAAGGCGAAGTCGCTCCCCATATTCTGTACGCTAACGGTATTTTTATCAAAGTCGAACTTGGGGTTAAGCGCCGAATACATCCTGACCACCCCGAAACGTTGACGAGGCCTCGCATCATCAACAATTCATCGCCTCACTACCAAATGCTCATCGGGCCCTGGATCACTACGATTCAGAGTTTCGTTAAAGCAAAGACTTGGCAGGCGAATGGCGTGGTCGTGCTCGGCACCGACCGCAGTGAATTAGGCGATTGGTTCGCACAACGCGTCGACAACAGCGACGTCTACGAAGCAGATTTCAATACCTTCGATGCGACCCAGAGCAACGCCTTACGCGCCCTGATCATTAACATCTACATCCGTAAATTTGGAATGCCGGCCAATGTCGCCGCTCACATGTTTGAGCGCGCGCGTGAGAAAAAGGCCAGCAACGGTAAGTTGGGTGTCAGCTACACCGTCGATGGAACGATGGCTAGCGGTGATCCGGATACGTATTTAAGCAACACCATTCTCAACGCCCTTGTACAGGCGTATGCTCATCACCGGGCAGCGAACACCCCACTAACCGAGCTGATCGAGGCTGGTTTTAGTTTGGCCGTGAGTGGTGATGACAGTGTTGTGCTCAATCCCTGCACGCGTGGACCTGACATTATCCCCGGTTTGCAGCAGACGATCGCTGAGCTCGGAATGAGCGCGGACGTTGCGTATTGGGACCCCCTCGGCGATCGGCACGTCGGCTATTGCAGCAGTATTTTCCACCGTAGCGACAAAGGATACTACCTCGGCATGACGCCAGGCCGGATCCTGATCAAGCTCGGTTGGATCAAGCAGCCTGAGAAGTTCCCTTTCCAGGCACTGCGAGCCAACGCGCTCGGCCTCTGGGCGGAATCCCGTGGAACCCCTTTCGTCCGCGAACTCGTGGACTTCATTCTTGTCTACACGGCGCATGTGAGAGTCGCGCCCGAAGACATCATACGCGCTAGGCTCGAGCGCGCCTTTACCTCCAGCGACACCACACCTTACGGCGACTCTGCTCGCCGTGACTTGAATGGCCGCTATGGATTCACCAATCGTGATTATCATGAGATCTGTGATCACTTGGCTGAACTGGCAACCCTCCCCGCGGTTGCGCCCGTCGGTGCTCGCTTTCGCGAGTGTCCGCTCTTGGCGCGCATCGTGGAACGGGATTGCTAGGGGCGAACGCCCCGGCGCGCGGTTGCGACCCGCGCGCCGGCAACGACCGCTAGCAGCAGGATTGGCGCACCTGTTGTGATTGTAGCCCTTTGTATTTCAAACGTACACCATTTCGCTTCCCCGCAAAATTCATCATCCCGACGCATGCCTAGAAAGTCTAGTGCGTCCTCAAATGCAAAGAAACTTCCCTCCTCCCGCAAGCCGCGCATGCGCCTGCCCGGAACACGTGCCCCCCGACCGCGAGCCGCCCCAGCTGCCGCCGAACCTGGCATCATTGGCACGGGCATCCGTGCAGCAGGTGCCCTCGCCGGACGTCTCCTTGGCTCTCCTTTTGGAGCTGGCGACACTTTTTCCGCAGTTGGCCGTGCGCTTGGAGGAAAGTTATCCCGCCTCCTCGGATCAGGAGATTACACGGTGGCAGGTTCTGCCGCCGTCAACAGCCTCATCGCTGGTGGCAAGCCCGACGCCGGTGCCTCCTTTGGCAGCACCCACGACGTCGTCCGAATCCGCCACCGCGAGTACATCTCCGATCTCTACACCGGCCCCACCGCCGGTGTCTTCTCGAACAACACCCTCTCTGTCAACCCCGGTCTCTCAACCACCTTCCCTTACCTCGCCCCCATCGCAGCCAATTTCGAAGAGTACAGGTTCCGGGGGTTGGTGTTCGAGTTCGTGAGTTCAACATCTCCGTACCTGGCCGGTGGGGCCATGGGTACCCTGGTGGCCGCCATGCAGTACAACCCGCTGGCTGAGCCATTCAGCAACAAACCGCAGATGGAGAACTCAGACTACGCCGTTAGCTCACGCTTCGACACCAACCTCATGTATGGCGTCGAGTGCAAGGAGTTTACTCAAAACTCCTACCTCGTGCGCTACAGCGATTTCGCCCCCCTGACGGCTTACGACGTTGGCACATTCCAGTTCGCAACTGCCCCTGGTTCGACGTTCCCAGTGAACTCGACCATTGGCGAACTGTGGGTGTCCTACGACATTGAGTTGATGCGACCTCGCATCTCGCAAGCCCGTTTCGGCATTGGCCATTTGCGTTACACAATGGCTTTGCCTAACGCCCAGAATGTCATGCCCGTCCCCGAATTCCTTTCCGCCATGGGTGTCATCTCACAACTGTCGGTGGGCAACTATACCGTCGGTTATCCCGCTGCCACCAACAACCTCGTGACCATCAGTGGCCTTTCCACCGGTGACATCATCAGCGTCATGCTCGCCGCTAAAGGCGCCGCCTTCTCAACGACTGCAGCCACCAGCTTCTACGGACTTTCGGGCCTCACTGAGTTCCGCTGTCTTGCTGGTAACACGCACCACCAGTTTCAGACGACTGGCGACGGCGCTCCGGTGAGCATCGCCTACTGGCAAGTCACGGCACCACCTGGCACACCATGTACATTCTACATCAATAGCGTTGCTATTGTATCTGCCGATTTGATCATCGAAGCCATGGGTAACGGGTTGCAGGCAAGCACGACCTAAATCTCATGGAATAACCCGGGCCTAGCGACCCCGGGGGACAATGTTAGCTAGCCCCCACCTCCAACTCGGAGAGGTGGCCGTCCGTGAGGACGTAGGGCTGTCCCAGCAGGACCCCGATTATAGACCAGCACAAATCGTGGAAGAAACTCAGCCGG